GTACTTAGATTTCATTGCAAAGATAAGACCAGTTGGTCCAGTCATTGGCTGAACGCCAGCGATATCATATGCGATGAGGTTAGGCATAGCTCTACGAACTAAAGAAATAAGAACAGGGTCGAAAGTACCAATATTATTCGGAGCACTGCCGCTAATGTTATTAGCTGCTGCTGCTTCTGAAATAAAGTTACCTTGTGCCTGGGCTTGTTCTTCACGTAATGCAATTTCTTGGTTTTCAAGAAGCCTTGCTGTGACAGCTTTTTTATATCTGTCTTGGATTTCAGGAGCGCCTTCGTGGTCTAAGACCGGGCTCCATTTTTCCATTAATTGTGAATCTGCGTTAAACATTGTTGTTTTTCCCCTTAAGATTAATTATTAAATTTAGTTATAGCCTGAGTGTATCTAGACATGTTATCAGACATTTCAACAACTTCCGCTGTATCCTCACCTGCCATGCTATTTACTTCATCAACTGATTCAGTTACTTCGCCTTTGAAAAATGAATCTTTGATAGTAGATACCTTCTGTTCGAAAGTTTCTTTGTTATCAAATTCTACATCTTCCACCAACTTAGCAAATTTCTCAGCATCTGTTTCTGCAAGCCCTGAAGATGCTTCTCTCACTATTTCAGCTTTAACGAGAACGTTATTGCCTTCATGTAGTTTGATGTTATCTTCTGTGGTTTTGTTTAGAGATTCCTCTAGTTCAGCTACTTGGTCAGATAATTCATCTAACAAGTTTTCTTTACCTTCTGGTATCTCAATGTAATGTTCTTTGAACACTGACTGTAAAGAAGCCATAAAGTCTTCAGCAATTTCAGTTCTAAGTCCTGTGCTTACTGCAACTTCGTTTTCTTTCATCCAACCTTCAACAACGTAGTTCAAGTATGAATCTACTTTCTCTACTAATGAAGTTTGAATTTCTGAAACCTCTTCTTCTAGGTTTTGCACGTATTCTGCTTCTAAGCGTTCTACTGATTCGGCTAATTTACTTGTTAGTACTGCCTCTACAATAGCGCTTGCTTTTTCACGGAATCCATCTGAAAGCGTAGCTTCCTCTTTGATGATTGTGTCTAGATCTTCGTCAAAATCAAGAGCTTCTACTTTCGCTTTAGCTTTTAATTCATTCTTTTTAGAAGGTGCTGAAGCAATAGCTTTCGCTACTGAACCATCATCTTCTGATTCGTCTAGATCTTTGTCATCAGAGATCGCTGCCATTTTCGCAAATAGTTTTTGTGCGTCTTCTTTTTTTACACCTTTAAGCATATCAACGGCTGCTTGAATAACACCAGCTTTAGTTTTAGGAGTTGCTATAGCCTTAGGAGCATCTTCTTCAAGATCATCCTCTTTTTTAGCTTTAGCTTCTTCTAATTCTACTTCTGCAGTTTCTTCAACAGCTTCCTCTTCTGCTTGAACATCTTCGATTACTTGTGTTTCATCTAGTTGCTCTTCGCTTTCAATAGAAGCTTGCTCATCAATTGATACGTCTTCGGCGTTTTTTACGTCTTCTGACATGTCGTTATCCTCCTCGGATTATTTATTTACAAGTTTCGAGAGGAAATTCTTAAAGGCTCTGATCTCAACTTCCGAAGAAGAAATAGACCTGGCTGTTTTTATTTCAGTCTCAATTAATTCAATGTCTTGTGCTACTAATATGCCGTTATCCCATATCCAGTCTTTACCTTCCATAATTCCGTTGACAAATGCCTCCGGAGCTGATGGATCTTGGACTATATCTACTGTTGATAACATAAAGTCACCATTCACATAACTAGCGCCATTCTTTTGCACAAGGCTTCCCATACCACGACTTGATACACCAAGCTTAACACCACCTTCGAGCAGACCTTCGACGATCTGACCCATAGGCGTTTTTAATATTGATGCCTTTCCTATCACATTATTACCATCCCATTTAAGTTCAGTAATCTTGTGAGAAACTTTATCTAGGTTTATAGTAGGACCTTCTGGGTGATTTAACTCACCAACTGCCCTACCAGTTGTCACCTGCTCTTTAACATATTTGTTAACAGCTGACTCTAGAATCTTTTTTTCATATACACGGCCATTGCGATTTTTCTTATCCGCCTGCATAAACACGCCTTCAATGACGTGGCTCTTATTACCTTTTTTATCTTCGGTAATGTAGTTAGTAATATTACTATCGTTATACTCTGAAATTAACTTCATGAGTTATTCTCCGTAATTATTCTGCTTCTGGAGCTGGATCAATCTTACGATCTACCATACTAGAAGCAAGTTCTATCTTTTTAGCATCTAAAGCATCTTTCATCTTTATTGCCATAACAGTATCAAATGCTTTACCAGCATTCACATTGTCGCCAGTTTCCACTTTTTTTATAATATCTGCGATTTCCATTATTTATCCTGTGTTATTATTTATACATAAAAAGTTCTTAGCCAAACCTTGGATCATCTGGATCCGGCATATCTAAGTCACCTTTACTCTCTTCATCATCGATTTGTTTCTGCATAGTTTCAATATCATCATCGTTAAAGCGTAGAATATTCTTCTGTACCCACTCTTTTGATATAAACGTACCCATGAACTCATCTAATGAACCCAACATCTCAAATCTTTCTCTGTACATTTCTGCTTCTTTTAATTCACTAAAGTAATTATCTTCAATAAAATCGAAAACAATGTCTTCTTTCCATATCTGCCAATCAGCTTTAGTAATAACGCCTTTTAACAGTAGCTGAGTTTTCAGCGCTTGTAAAAACACGTCAGAGAATCTTTTACGAAGTCTATCAATAAATTTCTTAAATTTAACTTCGTCTCTTGTGATTTCTGTACTTCTTCCTAAACTAAATTGAGCTTCTTGTTCTAGTCTAGCTAAAGGAACATTCAAGCTTCTATATAGTTTCTTTTGGAAATACAGAATATCATCTATTTGTCCAAGATTTTCTCCACCGGGTAATGTACTAATTTCTGTACCTCTACCACCTTCACGTCTAGGTAAGAAGAAATCTTCTAACATTGACATGTGTTTACGATCATCTTTGATTGCACCGGTACTTGCATCGTATACTAATTTGTTACGATACTTATTCATGATGTTAGTTAAGTATTCTTCTGCTTTACCTTTAGGTAAGTTACCAACATCAATATAAAATATACGTCTTTCAGGTGC